AATAATATGACGATTGATATTAGTAAATTTTGGCTAGGTATGAATAATGAATGGTTGTTGCATAACACCGATACATCATATCCAAGATATAACATTGTAGAGAATGTGGACACAGGCAACTTTCGAATAGAGGTTGCAGTGCCAGGTTGGTCTAAACAAGAACTTGAGTTAATTCATGAAGATAATGAGTTGCTCATCAAGGGGAAAAAAGAACAGAAACTAAGTGAGAGTGAAAGATTCTCTCATCAAGGTCTCAGTCTTAAATCTTTTGAGCGTAAGTTTATGTTAAACACGGACTTAAAAGTAGATGATGTCGAATTAACAGATGGACTATTGACTATCGCGCTGTCTAAAACTCCGAACTCTAATCGTAAAGTATTGGATATTAAATGAAATATATTATGAATAGTTTTAGACAAGTACCAAAACATGAGGACGTACAAGATACGATCACAATGGTCGGATTGATTGGTATATTTGGATTGGCAATTGTAGCCAGTGCAGTTCCTATATTTTAGTACAAGTCGAGACGAAGTCGAGAGGGCAGGCAACTGCCCACTCGCATTATACTAATATTATGATAAATTGTACAGAAGTCGCTCTCGAAAGACTTCAACAAAAAATTGAGAGAAAGCAAGTTTGGGGAATAAGACTAATGTTAAAACCAAACGGTTGTAATGGGTGGTCGTATGACTTGAGTTATTTAGAAGAACCTAATACTTCAAGTGATGCGGTGTTCTATGGCATTATAGCCGTAGACCCAATGACATTTAGTTATGTCGATAAAATAAATATAGACTGGGAAGAAGATGGATTGAACGAACAGTTTAAAATCTCCAGTCCACAAGAAACAGCACAATGTGGCTGTGGAGAAAGTTTTACATTATGAAAATATCACAAGAGGGCATAGCCCTTATCAAAAAATTTGAAGGATGTGAGCTAGAAGCCTACCAAGACGCAGTAGGAATATGGACTATAGGATATGGTCACATCAAAGGCGTAAAAGAAGGAATGCAAATTACCAAAGCACAAGCTGAGGAAATGTTAGTAGAAGAACTAGCAGAGTACGAAAGTCATGTTTTAAACGCAGTAGAAAATCAATTAGACCAGTGCATGTTTGACGCATTGGTATCATGGACGTATAACCTCGGTCCAACTAACTTAAACAGTTCAACAATGCTGAAAGTTCTCAATGCTGGAGAGTACGCAGAAGTACCTGCCCAGATTAAAAGATGGAACAAAGCTGGAGGCAAAATATTGGAAGGTTTAGTGCGCAGACGTGAAGCAGAGGCATTATTATTTGAAGGAAAAGATTGGACAAATGTCTAACAAAAAGATTACCCTGTCAGGTGAAGAAGTAGCAATAGTTATGGCACACGCGGCACAAAGAGGTATGACTTTTGAAGAATACATACAGGAGTTCGCTGAACAACTTCAAAAACAAAAGAAAAAAGAGGAGAAATAATGGATATATTGTTAGCAATGTTATTAATTTGGGCATATAATGAACAACCCAAAGATGTTGAGGCAGAAGAACCAGAGATAGTCCCTATCGAAGAAGTGCAAGTTGAAGTACCAGAAAATGCAGTTGATGTAACCTCAGTTACTCAGACAGCAGCAGTGCTTACAGCTATTGGTGAGGCGTTGACAGGAACAAATACTGCAACAGCTACCAGTACTACAACAAGTACAGAAACTAGTACTGAAACAACAAGTACTACTTCTACAGAGCAGGCGATTATTGATGAATTAAATAGTACAACTGAAACAACAACAGTCGTACCAACTACAAGTACAACAACTAGTAGTTCAACTTCTACATCATCATCAACATCAACATAAACAAGTTACTAGTGCTACTCGTATGGGTAGCATTATGTTTTAACTATTATTTATACACGCAGTTTAAACTTGAACTGCAAATAACTCAAAATATTGAGTTGGCAAATTGGAAAAAATTAAATCAATTAGAGAGCAATATACATGCAAACCTTAAAAAATATTATAGCAACCGTAAAAAGATTTTGGATCTGGCTGAAGAGCAAGTTTGTACCCCTGTACCAAGTAACAGTGAGTTTTAATAATGTTTGGGGAGATTCAGATGATCAAGTGTTTATTGCAAAAAAGATTATAACACAAAAAGAAAAATTTTTAAAGTTTAGATGCGAGAGTGGAGAAGTAATACAATTCAGTGGCGCAGAAGGACTTAACTACAAAATAGAGGACTTATAATGAATCAAATGTTATTAGCTTTTTGTTTAGTTTTAGGTGGGGCAAGTTATTGGCTCTATACAGAAAACGAAACACTAAAAGCAAACAATGCAAAACTAGAAGGTGCAATAGCAACACAAGAAGAAGCTATAGCAACTATGCAGAAAGATTTTACTTTGCAAACAGAACAGTTGCAAAGCATGACTTTAAAAAGTCAAGAAATCCAAAGGGAGTTAATGAGATATAGTAATTTCATTAAAGAATATAAATTAACAGCAAAAATACTGGAAGATCCAGTAGAAATGGAAAGGAAAATAAATAATGGAACAAAACACGCATTTGAAGATATTGAGAAACTCAGTGCTACCGTTGACGATCTTGATGATGGTCTCCAGTTGCAGTCTACTATCAACTAGACCAATAGAAGTTACAGCAAAACCTATGCAGAGACAGATTGTACAACCAATCATGCCTCGTGAGATCGACTTAACAACTCCACAATGGATAGTTGTTACCCCTAATAATTGGGAAGATCAACTCGCAAGAATAGAAGAACAAGAGGGCGAGTTAGTATTTTTAGCAATGACAGTTCCAGACTACGAAGTTATGTCTCTAAACATGAAAGAGTTGCAAAGATATATTACTGAACTAAAAGATGTAGTAGTGTATTATAGAAAAGTTACAACAGAGAGCTTGGATGTCGATAAGCAATAAAGTATTCAGTATAGTAAAAAATCAAATAAATCATGGTAATGTTAGTATAAGTTCGGATTTAATTGATGAACATAATGCTGATAGTCTTGACATGGTAGAAATAATAGTAGAGATTGAATACGTATTTGGGATAGAAATTCCAGATGAAAAGATTGAAACATTGAGAACAGTTGGAGATATAGTATTTTATTTAAATCATACACTATCTCCTTATCACCCCCTTAGAGATGAAGTTACGATTACCGACTTTAGTTAATAAGTACTTAGCTTACAGAGACGCAACAAAGGGTGCTAGGTTCTTTGAGAAACACCCTCACTTACAAGAAAGATTAGAAATAATAGAAGATTGGTGTGAAGAACTAGAAGATAGAATAGTTGATTTAGAAGAAAATCAAAATCACTACTCGGAAAGAATTAAAAAATTAGAGGAAACCAAATAGAAAGTCAAAGAACATTAAGTTCAAAAACTAGACGAGTATCTGCTTATCTCGTTAAAGATTATTTAGAAGAAGCAGAATATAAACCGATTCCAGTACAACTGGACAAGATTAAATGTGGCAACGACTCTGAGGAAGAATTTCTTGCAGATGGAGTTGCACTTGTAGGATTGCGAGATCCACTTTTATTGTTAGTTTCTAACCATAAGGATCTAACAATGGACGGCGATCAGCCCTACATTGAAGAACCTTTTATTTGCTACAAAGGGAATAAGTATCTTTCTGCAGCAAAAGAATTAGGTTATGATGCTATCGACTGTATTATCGCAGATGATGATATATGGGCGAAAGCAATAGAATACGCCTTGAAACAAGGCTGAGCCTCGTAAGAGGATTAGGAGAGAAGAATGTTAGGATTCTTACAATGGGTTATAGGATGGATTCAAGTTATACCATGGTTAGTCATGGGAGCTTCAATCATAGCTGCGGTTACACCGACACCAGCAGATGACAAGTTAGTGGGAAAATTATACAAAGTTCTTGACTGGTTTGCTATCAATGTAGGTAAAGCCAAAGATAAGGCGACAAGTTAATGGCAGACGAAAGATTCGCAGGTGATATGAGTAGAAATGAGGTCGAGATTGATCTTAATAAATTCATGGAACTTGTACAAGAAAACTCAAACCTCAAAGCAAAGATTGTAGAGATGGAAGCCAACAGAGAGCCAGACAACCCTTGGCAGCGTTGGATCTTTTTATCAAACATGATTGATGCTTGGAGAATATTTCCCCGTGCTTTCCTCAGCGTATACATTTTCCTATTGTACTACTGTACAATGTGGTTTATGGCACTAGAAGATCCTACTATGGAACAATCTGGTCTCATTAGTATCGTTGTAGGTGCAGGAGCCGCTTGGTTTGGTTTGTATGCTGGTACAGCCAAAGATAAAATAAACGGATCTGGAAAATAGTTCTTGACTTCATCTCATAATTTTAGTATAATATAAGTTATGAAAAAGTTCAAAGACATCAAAAAAATCAAGTCCGCAAAGAAAGATAAGGTATGTCCTTATTGTAAAACTACAGAAAATGTAGATGGTCTTTGTGGCATTTACAAGTGTTGGAAGTAAGATATGAATTTATTTTACTTAGACGAGGATCTCGACAAGGCAGCACAGTATCATGTTGACAAGCATATTGTTAAGATGCCACTGGAGGCTGCCCAGATTCTTTGCACAACAATTTACATTGACAAGTTTCTAGGGTATGTTCCTCGTGCGTTGAATGCAGACGAACGAGAAGTTCTAAACAAAGTTAAAGCTGAAATTAAGCATTTACCATTAGAGGAGCGACCCTTCCCCTACCTTCCAATGATGTACAATCATCCCTGCACAATCTGGGCAAGGGAGTCATTGGACAATCATGAGTGGGTTCATTGTTATGCAAATGCATTGAATGATGAATACTACTATCGCTATGGAAAACTACACAAATCAGTAGAACAAGTAGTAAACAAATTACCAGAGCCAGTACATCTTGAAAGAGTAGGATTTACTAAGTTCGGATTGGCTATGCCAGAAGATCTTAGAGATTACGATAATCCGATACAAAGCTATCGTGATTATTACCATTTAGACAAGGCAACCTTCGCAGCTTGGTCTCACCGAGATAAGCCACATTGGTGGAACGAAGATTATGCCGATTACGAAAAAAGGATAACTCGTGTATAACCCAAAGCAAGTACCACAGTATAAATTCAATGAGGACTTAATTATGTCCCGACTAGAACAGTATGTAAACAATACATATAATCAACACTACGCCCAAGAAGGAAAACAAACAACAGAGATTGTATTTGAAAATGGGCATGGTGAAGGTTTTTGCATTGGTAATATTATAAAGTACGCACAGCGTTTTGGAAAGAAAGACGGCAAGAATGAAAAAGACTTATATAAAGTTATTCATTATGCAATTATTCTTTTAGGAAAAATGCACGAAGACGATCTGAAAAATTTAAACGACTATCATTTGGAGTTAAAAGATGGCAGTTAGAAAGAAAAGAGAGGAGAAACTCTCTGAAGCAAACATTAATAAAGTAATAGAACTGCTTGCTGCAGAGAAACCTATTACTAAAAAAGAGGCGTGTGAGATATTACATATATCATATAATACTACTCGTCTCAATAAGATCATAGCAGATCATCAGGAAACACTAGAGTTTCGTGCTAGAAGAAAGGCACAAAATAAAGGCAAGGGCGTAACAGAAGCAGAGAAAGTCTCCATAGTAAAACATTACTTAGATGGAGCAAATGTATCTGACATTGCAAAAGCACTATATCGTTCCCCTGCTTTTATTAAAGCTGTTATTGAACGGCTAGGAGTACCACAAAAACTTCCAGATACTGACTATCAAGGAATAAGAGAGTCCATGATTCCAGAACCTTGTGTAGCAGATGAGTTTGAGACTGGTGAAAGAGTGTGGTCAGCACGAGGCAACTGTATTGCTGTAGTGCAAAAAGAAATAACAAAGTACCCAAACAAACTATGAAGAAAAACATGGTAGCAAGTGCTATCTATTATGGGAAATAGAAATGGCAGAGTGTGAATCGCCATACTTCGGGTTAGTAAGAGATGCAGGGCATTATGCCCCACGACTTGCATACAACATAGGAAGTTTAAAACACTTACAGGAATACTTATGAAATACTTTTATAGCTTTGTACATTGCTGCTTGGATAATATCAGTAGCAAAACTATATTATCCCTCTATAAGATTTCTAAAAAGAATAGAGAGTGACAGTATACTTGTAAGGCAAGAA